TCAAATTTGGTTGTTTCTTCGTTGGGGTTCGACATAATTGTAAAACCACGTATAATTCCCGAAATATAAGATGAAGACAATGCCAACAAAACCAACACTATTAACGAAATAATTCCAATAATTTTTAATACCATAACTAACTAATTTTAATTTTATTTGTTTTTACTAATTTATTTAATTCTTTAATTGAAATTGGCAATTCAATTTCGCTTAATAACATTAATTCACCAACGCCAAAACCTTTGTGAACGTTGTAAATTTTTCCATAAACAATTGTGTGATTATTAAATGTTTCGATTCCCATTGCCGACATACGCGCCAAAAAAGAAACGATTGGTGGAACTTTTTTAAAATTAAATTTATTAGGATAATCACCCAAAAAATTATCACCAAAAACATTCTTTGCATAATCTAACAAAACATATTTCACCGGTTTTTCTTTGTATTTATTTTTTAAATAATCACAAGACGAAACCACGTTATATTCCCCGTTTTTGTAAATGTTAACTAATTTCATTTTATCCGCCATTATATTCACGCATTGTTTGTTCCATATCGTCAACCACTTTTTTATAAACCGGATTTTGTTTTGGTTGTTCTTGTTGTTTAAATTCGTCGCTTTCAACTTCTGAATAAACACCCAATGAATAAAATTCGGTGATTTGTAAAACCGCCCTTGCCTTACTTCTTTTTTCCGCCATTTCCAAATAATATGTTGATTTACAATTTTTCGGTTGCGCGGTTGCATAAGTTTCAATTATTAAATCATTTTTTTTTGCCGTGCATTTAACGGCACAAAAATCACGTTCACAAACCACCACTTCATATTTTAATTCAATGTTGTCTTTTGACATTATTTTTTCAACGCCGGTTCTTGTTACAATTGGAATAGATCGCCCACCCATTTTCAATGAAAAAATGTCTTCTTTGTCTAATTCATATTTCACAAATAACGCCCTTAAACGTTCCCTTTTTGTGTCTGTTTTGTTTTCCATATAATAATTTTTTTTAAAGATACTAATTTTTTTTGATTTGATAAATTTTATTTAAGGTTAAAATAAGATTTAACTTTTGACCACGCGTCGTCTATATTGTCAACAACTTCGGTGTCGTCTGTTATTAAAACATAATCACCGGCACGGTATTTTTTAAATGGCGGGAACGCGCTTGTTCCGTCAACACGTATTGTTTCAATGTTGTAACCGTCACGTCGCAATGTTTTTATTGTGCTTGCTAAATCAAAATTGCGTGGTTCCATTTCATAAACCGCAATGTGATTGTTAATGTGTCCGTGTGTTTGTAAATAATTCAATGCGCGCGAATAATGTGTGTTTTCGCGTCTTTTTGGTTTTTGATTGTTTTTTGACATAGTTTATTTATTTAAAGTTAATTTTTCAGTTATTTCAATAATTTCATTGCATAATTCAAAAGGGATTTTAGATTTTTCATAATTGTTTTTCAACCCTTGTGTGCCGGTTCTCGATCCACGTGGCGCGGCAACGTGACACTTGTCCCCGTTTTTGCACATTGGACGTGGACACCAACCCAATGGATTAAACACGCCATATAATACATTCGTCCAAATGTCCGTTGGTTTCATTCTTGTGTCACCATATTGACAATATGTGACCGTTTTGCGTTGCGCAATACCTTCAAACAAATTCAACTTGCGTAATTTTCCACGTGGGTTTTCAATAAAAAAACAATCCGGTTGAAACATTTCAATTATTTCAATTGTCTTTTTAATGATTTTAATGCCGTGTTCGGCTTGTGGTGTTTTGGGTGTATGGTCTTTGTTCCAATGGTGTCCAATGCTTGCAACGGAAAAATATGTGCAAGGCGGTGACGCCCAAATTATGTCCGGTTTAAATGGGACTTTTGAAACGTCAAAATCTAATATGTCGGTGACATAATCAATTCCGTCAAACGGTTTAATGTCAACCGTGAAAACCGTGTGTCCACGTGCTTTTGCTACATTTGAAAAACTACAAGAACCACCAAATAATTCTAAAACTTTCATATTTTAACAAATGGAATTTCACGCATAATTTTAAAATCCCAACCCAACGGGTGTTCACACCAATAATATGTGTCGCCCACTTTCATTTGTTCTAACGCTTGTTCAATTAATTCCAAATCAACATAATCGGATATGGCTTGAAAATCGTTGTCAACGTCTTTAAAACAAAACGTTAATGCGTAATTTTCTTTTAATTCAAATCCAAATTTTTCACTTTGGAAAAAATCAATTAACGTGTCGGATTCTTTGAACGTGTTTTTACACGGTTCATATAAATCGGTGTTCCAAATTAATTTCCACATTTTGTTTCGATTTTAATAACATTATTCCAATTGTCGTATTTGTGAATTGTTTTAATGTTTGTTGATAATTTGATTTCTTTTATTGTTTTATATCGGTCTATATTTAAGACCCAACATTTGAATTGATTAAATAATTTTTTCATAACAGTTTTTTTAAATGTATAATTTTGAATAAGTAAATAAACGACAAACCAATGGATTTAAATTTGGTTCGTACCAATCTTGATTTCCTAAAACCAACGAATAATGTCCACTTTTATATTCTTCAATGTGTAACACTTCGTCAAAAATCAAAATTTGTTTTAAAGATGAATCGTCCGTGTCTTCGCCAAAAAAATAACCCTCGTATTCTTCCATTAAATGTTGATATGAATTTGATTCTTTAATTTGTTTTGGTGTCAATTTTTCGCACATTTGAAAATGAAAAAATTCTTCCAATAAATCTTTTAAATCACTTCTTTGTGATTCGGTTAATTTGCATTGTTGTAAACGTGGCAATCCGCCATTGTAATTGCAAACATATGTTTGTCCATTATATTCAACTTTATACATTGTTGAAAATTCGTCCATTTGATAATCTGTTATTTTAAATTCCATTTTATAGTTTTTTTTGTGGGCGGAATTTCACCGCCCGTTATTAATTTATTTACGCCCAATCGTTTGCATAATTATTTTCAACCCAATCATTGTGCGATTCGATAACATTTTGTTTAATAAATAGGTCTTGACTATCTTTTTTTATACCTATACAATTATTATATAAATTTGAAAAAACATATTTGCAAACCTCAATCATTTCTTTAATGTCGCCTTGCTCAAATAATGAATCGTCTAACAAATCCATTACTAAATCATATTCACACATAATGTTTTTTTCTTCAACATATTCTTTTTTGATAAAATTCTTTTTTTCAATAGATACTAAATTTTTCATTTTTTGTTTTTTTTGTTGTGTTTGTTTTACTTATTGTTACAAACTTGTTGTAAATATAAAACAATTTTTCATTTCCTACAAGTTTTTTTTAATAAATATGCAAAAAAGTTTTATTTACTTCTGTTAATTTTTTTATTATTTTATGATATTATGGGAAAATTGACAAATTAACCCCTCGTTTTCGTCCCAAATAAACCCCTCGCACGCTTGAACCGCGCCTTTATATCCTTTTAAATTATGCCACGCGTCCGTTCCACTCAATGATCTCATATAACGGACAACCATTCCTTTGTGTTCTTGCGTTGACATATATTTAATTTCTTTTTTATGATGTAAATGACCAATATGAATTTCCCGAAATTGTGTGGACGCCCATAATTTAGGAACTTCGGTTGCAACTAATAACGGCAAATCATTTACTTTTTCATTATTTCCGTGTGTGTAACTAATTAAACAATTTCCAAATTTATAATGTTTTCGGGGTGTTGGGTTGTTGTTGACATTAACGTTTTCATTTTTATTATACCAACAATCCAAAACGTCACCAACATAAAACGTCCGTTCCCAATCGTGATTTCCTTGAACAACCACCACGTCAACCGGCGCAATTTGTGACAACATATCAATTCCGTCAATTAATAATTGTCGTCCCGCACGAAATGTTTTTTGCCACCTCACGTCCTCGTCTTGTGGTGTTCCCGCCGTTGTTTGGTTGTTCAAATCGTCTGAATTAAAAAAATCGTTTCCAATAGGAAATAAAACGCGTTTGATGTCATAGCCCTTTGCGCGTGAAATAATGGCGGAAATAGCGTTTAAAAAGCGTTTGCGGGCAATTTTAGTGTCGTAATTGTCCCCCGTTTCTAATCCCCAACATAATTTTCCAAAATGTAAATCAAAAATGTTTATTTCTAATAATTGTCCCTTGTCAATTTTTTGATAATCAATTTTGTGATATGTGGGCGCAAATTCTTTGACGTCATTTATTAATGATTCACGCAATTGTTTTAATTGAAAAACTTCTTTGTGTTTTTTTAACCACGCCTTTATTTGAAATAGAGGTTCAACCACAATTTGTCCGTCAACCGTTGAACCAACTTCCCATTTATTAACCACATAACGGTCAATTTCCCACACGTCCAAATCAATATCACATTGTTTAATTAAATCGTCAATTGTTTTGATTCGGCTTGACTTGCTTGATGTTAATGTTGCGCCTTTGTTGCTTTCGTCAAAAATAATCTCATTTCCGTTGCTCGCGCTTTTAATTGCTAATTCCAAACAATGTTTTTGAATATGATGTGGCAAACTTCGCAATTGTGTAATTAAAGATTGCAAAGACGTGTCCCAATGGGGACGGAATTGTTTTTTAAATTTGGTCAAAATATGTTTTTTATCTTTTTCCTTATTATCAACGTCGTTATTACTATTGCCAAAACACCCCATAACCACCATTTTGTTTTATAAGAAACAAACGGGTGTTCAGATTCTTTGACAATTATTCGTTCAATTGGAACTTCTTTTTCAATATAAATTGTGTCGCCTTCACATTCACCGGACAAATAAATAATTGAATCTTTTTTTACATATTGAATTTTCAATTTTTCTTTAACAATTTGGATTGTGTCAAACTTTATTTTTTCATTAAAAACAAATGTGGTGTCAACCTCAATTTGTGGCAAACGAATGGTGTCCAACACCAAAACGGTGTCGGCTTTTTGCTTTAATTCGGGGAATTTGCGTGTTAATACAATAATTTTTTCTTCCGCTTTTTTAAATTGGCAATCGTAACGTTTGACCGGTGATTTTAACGTGCAACACCCCGAAATTAAAACAGTTAATAATAATGATAATATATATTTATTTACATTTTTCACAACCCGACGGGCGTTTAGTTTCGCCATATATATATCCGATCACAAACGGCGACAATGCGGCAAAATATGCGGCAAATCCCGCCATATCAATTCCATTGTTTAATCCTTTGATTCCAAAAATGAACCACGCCATTGTGATAACTGTTGTCATTAATGCACGTTTAGATTTAAAGATTCCAAAAATGTTATTAATAACACCAAATATATTGTTAAATAATCCTATTACTTTATTGAATAAATTTTTCATAATTTCTAATTTTTAAATTTTTAATATCCCGAACGATTAAACGGGTTTTCGTTATATAAATGTTTTTTGTCAATACCAAAACAATCGGTTAATAAATCCGGCACGTAAAATGACGGACACGCCTTGCGACTAAATTGATTGTGTCCCGCAATTAAAATGTCGGGGTGTCGCAAAATTTCGTGTTTTATATATATTTCCAATGTTTGTTCTTGTTCATATGTCATTGTGTTTTTCGGTTCTTTGTTTTTATCAACGCCACCAATATAACACACGTGTTTTGAAAATTGGTTAATTCCTTTAACCCCCCAACTCATTTCTTTGTTTTCAATAATATCGTCATATGGATTTGTGCCGTCTGCAAAATGCGTGTTATGCAATGCGCCGTCAATTGTTATAATGTCCGAATAACCAATTCTTGACCACCCACGCCCATTTTTTCCCATATGCCATTCGCGTATGGTTTCGGGTCTAATATCAACACCTTCATATGTCGCCGAACAATGTATAACCAAAAATTTATATGGTTTTGACATTTCACAAAATTAAAAACCACAATTGTTTTAATGTCGCAATTAATGGTTATCAACGCCCTTGACCTCTATATTTTTTTTTGTAGTTTTTAGAATTTTTTAGATTTGATGTTTTAGATTTTGCGTGGACGCCCTTTCGACTAACCTTTGGTTTGTCTATATGAACAAATGAATTTTGACGTGCCATTATTTAGATTTTTTTTCGTTCCAATGTCTAATTTCTTGAATCACTTTTATTGATGTCCACATTATTGCAACACCATATGACGCCAATTTAAAATAAACTTCAATATCACTTAATGAAACACCGATTGCCGTCACGTTCAACAATGTTGTTGTTGGACAAATTCGTTCGCATATTTCATATAAATTATTCATATTATTACATTTTAAACAACATTGACATTTGATATTTAAATTCTCGCAAGGTTTGCCCGTCAACTTGTGAACACACAACAATAATGTCACCCGCTTGCATTGCAGAAATTCCAAAACCACTTGTTATGCTAACACACTCTAATTTTCCAACGTCAAAATTTTCACGCGCATATGGTTCGTGTATAACGGTGTTTGTGGTTGTTGTCGGTTTTGTTAAACAATCATATCGCAAATGAATAATTTTAAGTGAACACGTGGGCGTTGCGCTTATGCAATTCCCCGTTGCAATTATACGTTGTAACGTGCAATTATTTGGAACAATAAAACGACCATATGTCAGTGAATCAACCGCGTTAAGCGTTGCGGGAACTTGCGAATTATCTAAACCCCAATTATTATTTAATTTGTTAGAATAATAATGTGTGTATTCTGCGGACGTTTTGGCACTTCTCATACCTTGCGTTGAAAAAACAATTGTATCGGCGCCAATTCCCGACGTTGCCGCCCAAACTAAATTTCCGCTTGAATCTTTTGTGCAAGCCGTTGAATTTGACGCGCCCGCAAATCCTTTTGGAACGTGCAATTGTAAATCGGTCAAATCTTTGTGTAAATTACTCATAATCTATTTGTTTTTAATATGTGAATTTTATAACCATTTCGTTTCCGTCTTCGTCTTTTTGTGTAACATATAACACCCCGTTTTTGTGCAATTCATTCATTTGTTCTTTTGTGAAATTATATGTGTGGTCATAATCAATTTCATTGTATGATTCTTTTTTTTGTTTCTTTTTTTTGTCTTTGTTATCCCATTGTGAAACACAAACTGCAACGCGTTGTGTTAAATTTGGAAATTCGTCATTCATTACATCATTTTCAATGCAACGCGAAATAAATTCGTCCCTTTTTTCTTCTTTTTTTGGTGTAGGTAGTGGCATAATTAATATATTATCATTCCGTGTTGTTTAGTTACTGAATTTCTTGAACTCGCACAATCAACACCACTTGACGAATTGTATTTTGGAAAATCTGTTGAATTATCGTCCAAAAACTTAACCATTTCTTGCAAGATTACATTTCCACGTCTGTATGTGTCTTGTTTGTAAACGTTCAATTCTTTTGGTGTTACTACTTTTGAAAAATCCGGTATTGCGGAAACAATTCCCGCCGACGTTGAATTATGTTGTACTTCATTAATTACTTCAAATCTAACAAACCACGCAAAACAAGGTTTTAACCATTCGTCCATAAATGCGTTTTCAATTAACGTTCCCGTTCCACTTGCATTAAAAGTTTCTTTTAAATGCAAATAAAAATCGTCACCCAATGGCAATTTTAAATGTGCTAATTCCGCCATTTGAATCAAATTATCAGATATTAACGACGGATCGGTGTTTGCGTTTGTAAATGCTAATTCAATAACTTCTGCCGCCGTAATTAACGGGGAATATCCTAAATAATTATTTGTTACCGCCATATTATGATATTTTTTCGTTTCTTGTTAACATTCTGTCGCCAAACTCATTTGATTCAAAACCTAACAATTCACGTTGTTCATTAATTGTTAAAACTTGTGATGGAACAATGTCCGATAAAAATGAAACGGGCGGTTCATAAATCACTTGAAAATCTTCAATATGCAATGGTGTCAATTCTTTTATTATAGATTTTATTTTTCCAAAAATCATATTTTCAACCTCTTTGATTATTGTTCCCATAACCATTTCCCACGCAACACGGATTTCATTTCCGGTGTTATTCATTTTGCCCGCACTCACAATTCCCGACATTGCCGGTTGCCAACGGTGTGATGTGATAATGTTTTGTGATGTTAGTTTTTGTAATTCTAAAAACGAACCGTCTGCGTTGTCATTTAATACCGTTACATTTGCCGGTGATGTGTCGCCGTTCTTTACTAAAAACAAAATCTTTGAATTATTGTTTTTTCCCGTCCACTTTTGTTGTGCGTCTTTAACTAATTTTTCGGCTTCTTCTTCACCCATATCACCATTGATTTCAACGATTGCCGACGGCGTAAAATTATTTTTAAATTTAGAATGATTATAATTTTGTAACTCCCAATCGATTGCAAGCCATTCTAATCCGGCGACAAAATCCGGCAAACCGTAATAATTAAACGTTGGTTCATAATCTTTAAATTGAATAATTGATGTGTTTTTTTCAAAATTTGGATATACCGGAACAATAACGGTGTCCTCTTTACTCATTCCATATTTTTCCCAATTTGGGTGAATATAAATGTGTTTTTGGTCTTTTGAAACTCTGCATTTAGTTGAATCAATATGATATAAATTAATTCCACTTTTATGCTTTACAATTTGCATATATGCGTTTCCAAATGAATAATAATCGTCAATAACTTTGCCATACATTTCACGCATTGATTCGCCCGTGTTAACGT